AACCCGAGGGGGTAATGGAAGAAGAGAACTGACCTGCTCCGAGGAGTAGGAAACCGTAAGGCTTCTCGGTGGTGGAAGCACCATCGCAAGCGTGTACGATTAGACCAGAGGCAGTAGCTCCACCGTTCTTAATAGCCACGATTGCACCAGAGGTGTAACCAGCAGCGGTAAGAGCAGCGTTATCAACGCCAAGATCTCCAGTTAGGGTTAGGTCAGGGATGGTTGTGCCATCATTCTGTCCGTAATATTCGAGTTCGAGATACATTAATCTCTCTCCTAAATGAATTTTTGTTGCTTCCCACGGATCAGCACGATGCGAGATCACTTAAATTGGGTTGCGTTACATATAAGGGTCTGGTATTTCAATTATTGCTTTACTTTATTTTTTTTAACAAAGACTTGAAAAGAATGAACTGGCGTATAAAAAGTGAGAGCCCAGTTTCCCAGGCCCTCACTTATCTTTTGGTTCGGTTATTAACCGAAGGTCTCGTCATCAGGGAAGACCAAGGAGGCTAGCATAGCGGCTTCCTTGACTCTCTCAGGGGAGGCTTGTTTGACATTACCGAGTGAACGGATTGGACGCTTGACAGCTAGAGGAGCAGCAGCTTTCTTAGAAGCAGCCTTCTCAAACTTAGGCTCAGTGTCTCTCTTGTATTCAGCTAGATCGAAGTTCACATCCTTGATTCCGTTAAGAACATCGAGTAGGATGTCATCTTCATGATCCTCTTCGGCATCGGCAACATTACCCTTGGAGACAATCTTGTCACCCATTTCGCCAGGAGCGAAGGTCTCTTCCTTAGTAGCGTGTTTCTCGCTTACGAAGAGATCGTCCATGGAGCTAGTGGCTCCCTTGTGGGAGAAGAAGTCAGAGGCATCTGCGAATTCCATGCCTTCGGTATCTAGGGCACCCTCAAGCTCAGAGGCGGAAGAAGGTCCGAAGAAATCATCACCAGAGGCTTCGATGTCACCATCAAAGTCGCCATCGGCATCTTCGTTAGCTAGGTTGTCAACATTGTCGGCCATTCCCTCTTCATCGAAGATAGAGGAGAAATCTAGCTCTTCACCATCAACAACTTCGGCTTCTAGAGCGGCAACATCTTCCTTTAGGTTCTCGATCTGTTCCTGAATGACTTCCTTCTTGGCTTCCTCAGGGGAGGCAGGGGCGGCATCAGCTTCAGCGGGGAGTTCTTCTTCCATAGAAGGCTCTCCAACTGGAGGAGCGGGGACATCTTCAGTGTCGGTTTCCTTGATTTCCTCTTCAGAGACATCCTTGATGGGCTCGTTCTCGCCTTCGGCCTTTTTAGCCTTTGCCGTCTTAGGGTTGCATTCAGGGCAACCGGGTTTACCACACTCACACTTAGCCTTTGCCGTCTTAGGGTTGCATTCAGGGCAACCGGGTTTACCACACTCACACTTACCAGAAGCATTCTTGGCTTCGCCCTTTAGTTCCTTCTCTACTTCGTTCTTCATCTTGTTGAGTAGGGAGGGGTCTTCAATTAGCTCATTTAGCTCAACCTTGTGCATCTCCTCTAGCTTTTCGGCTAGCTTGGTGTTGTGAGCATTCACAGCAGCCTGACGGAGCATGGCAGTTAGAGCGTTGGTGGAGTTAGCTAGAAGAGAAGAAGCTAGCTTATACTGCACTTCGCTGGGGGCAGCAGGGAGTAGAGTCTTGGCAATAGTCCAAGAGGCGGCAACACGAGTCTTAGCTTCCTTAGCGGAAAACTTAGAAACTGGAGCAGCTTCTTTCGTGGTCTTTAGAGCAGCGATTCTTTCACGAAGAGAGGGTTTTGCGGTCATTGTATGACTCCTAATGGGAAAAGTACGAACTTCTTCTTTATAGAGGTTGAAAGTTGATATATTACTTATTTTAAAATTTACTTTATTGGAGTAGTCTATGTAGGTCAGCGGTAACCAAACTAGAATCAGGTAGAATCAATGATGATGCGGCTTTACGCTGTCCAGAGGCTGAAGAATCAGAGGTATAAGCGGTCTTTGGACCCTCCCAACTATTGGCAACAATCTCTCTAAGAGAGGCTCCGGGGAAGGCTGGAACATCTACCCAAGAGGCTTCAACGAACTTGACCCCACCGTTTGGTAACGACTTATGACCACAAAGCTCAGCCACACGGCGAGAAACTCCGTCTTCATCGGGGATGAACTGACCTTTATTGTATTGGAGGTGGTTGCAGTAGTTACCGTCTTCTTTGACCTTATGACCACAGTAAGAACAAATGACCAAATCGGTTACACATCCCATGGACATGTACTTAGTCTTACCGCTACGGATATCGGATACTAACTTTTCATGAGCCAAATCAGTAGCGACTAGGAGATCAACGAAATAGACCCAAATTCCACCAGAAATGGTGATTTTTCTGAGAATTGCGTCAATGATATGGCCCTTAGCATGTTTGCTATTCTGCACATGCTCTAGGAAGTTAAAGGCTCCGATGAAGGACTTGTAGGACATCTTCAAGACTTCATTTTCCCAGCCATCTTCGTTCTGGTTGATTAAATAGGAGCACTCAGGCTTGATGAGATAGTCATCAGGCTCGTTCTCTGTCATAACAGAGGACATAATGGTAGTGTGGCTAAGCAGGTACTTGGTGGTGTTTCCAGCTATTTTGGAAAATGAGGCGTTTTTGTGACCAAATGCCTTTCTTCCATGAAGCTTCTCCCACTCAGTAACCGAGTAAACGGGATCGACAAGTAATGCGGTTGCGGTTTTCTTTAGCATAGTAAAAACTCCAGAGCTACTCCATCAAAGCCTGAATTCACCAAGAAGTGGGAATACTTTGCTCTGACCTGTAATGCCTTAGAGATTTCATTTTCAAGTTTAGCAATTCGGGAAGGAGTAAATTCCAAATTTGCAGCTTTATTTCTATCAATATTCATGATAAGGCACTGGTCATGAACCTTTACACTAGCTAGAATTCCCTTCAGAGAGGAGGTCTTGACCACTAAGGCGGCTGACTTACCCTTATGGGCCATATGGTTGTAGCTACGCTCCAAAAGAGCCGATTGCACCCTATAGTCTGGGTCAATTCCATTCTCTTTGTTTAATTCTTCTTCAACTTCTTCAGAACCGTAATCTCTTAAGTCCTCGCGGGGTGGTTGTTGATCTGGGTCTTCGTGATGAACGCTCTTCTTTACACCCATCTCTTCCATCCACTTATCCTCTTTCTCTGTGCGCTCAAATTTATGAGGTGCCACTTGAGGGCTTGCTTCAGTTGGAAGAGCATCCTCTTCATTTCTTCTTGAAGCAAATGGGTTACCACCATCCCTTCCTGGTGCAGTCTGGTATGTCTTATCATAGTAAGGGTATTTTCTAGATAGTTCGTCATTGAAGGCATCAGCACTCTTCCTTTTAAGAAGAGAGGATTGAATCTGGCACTCCTCTTTTGTGAACGGTGCTTCTCTGGGAAGACCAGTGTCTTCCAGATCAGTTGCATCTACCTTTAGGAATTCGGGTTCCATATACACTCTCACTAGAATAATCAAATAGTTCGTTTTCTTATAAAAATAGCCACCCTAGGTGGGTGGCTATCTCATGCTCCTATTGGATTAGGAGAGTCTTAGGGAGCGTCCAGTGGCATCGCCGGAGTTTAGGCCGGAGTCGATGAACTCACCGTAAACAGAACCCATGCCATCTTCGATATCAGAGACCATCACGGTGGCATCTTCGGAAACAGCGGCTTGTTCAACCTGATAAGCGGTGGAATAGTTGGTCATCCAGCAGCCGAGGTACACGGTCACTACAGCGTAGAGGCCAGGGTTACCTAGATTATTGAGGCCACCTTCATTGGGGACATCGGCTCTGATAGCAGCGCCGACATTTGGATCTTCAGAGGCTAGCTCAGAGAACACGATTTCGGTCTTGATATCAAAGGGCCACTTGTGATGCTTGAGTGAACGGACGAGGCCAGAAGCGCCAGCCTTGTAACCAAACATCTGTTGAATATTGGCTAGGTATAGAGCGTGACGATTAATCGTCAACGACATTGGCTGGGTCACACCAGGAACGAGTTCAGCAATCTGATCCCCATACCCTAGTCCACGAATAGTGTCCACATTCTTGGACTCCGAGACATTGAATGAAGTGGTCACACCCATTTTGACAAACTTACCGACACCGACTACATGGCTGTAAATCTTGAATCTGGAGCTAACCACGCTCTTGGTTTGGGCGGAAGCCCCCTGCTTATAAAGATATGAATCTGCCATGGTATTACCCCTCTTCTCTCTTAGAGATTAAAATTTCATTTATTTCTTTCACTTCCGTTAGGGCTCTTCTTCTAACCCAACTCTGTGCCATACCTGCCTTGCTTATTTTCTCTTTGGACTCTGCTGAATGCTTTCTACCTCTCATTGGAGCTTCTGTATCACTACTTATATTGTAGCCAGTAGCCACTACATCAAAAATCTCTAAGGCCCTCTGCTCAAAGAAGGCTAAATCTACTTCTTTACATATAATTAGTGGGTTAAACTCAAACAAGCTCTCTCCATAAACATTGAAATCTTTTTGGAGTTTCCAGGAATGATGGTTATCTCGCCTAAGCAGCCTAAGATGGGTATTCCACCTCTCTCCTAACCCTCCAGTGGACCCTATGTAGAGTTTTCCATTTACCAAATTTCTAATTTGATAAATTCCAGATAACTCCAGTATTTCTGCCATATTACTCTTCAGAGGCAAGA